CTGCAACAACGGTAATTAATGGAGTATTGAGCGTATTTGATGGAATTATCAAATTTGTATCAGGAGTTTTTACCGGAAACTGGAAAAAGGCCTGGGAGGGAGTAAAGGAAATATTCTCCGGTGTATTCAGTTCATTTGTTGCGCTTTGCAAAGCTCCTATAAATTCTGTTATTGCAATCATTAATGGCGCTATTTCAGGAATTAACAAACTGGGACTTAAGATACCAGATTGGGTTCCGATACTTGGAGGAAAAAATTTCTCAATCAACATTCCGAAAATTCCACAGCTGTACAAAGGTACAAATAACTGGATGGGTGGTCTTGTACAAGTACATGAGAGAGGAGGAGAAATTATTGATCTCCCTTCAGGATCGAGAGTATATCCGCATGATAAATCTGTACAGAAGGCCTATCAGGATGGAAGCAGAAAAGGAAGAGCAGCACTAATAGTGCAGAAACTGGCCGACACAATTGTAATAAGAGAGGAAGCGGATATTGACAAGATTGTAGATAAGCTTGCTGACAGATTGGAAAAAGCCGGCGATAATATGGGAGGCGATATAGATGGATATATACCTGAACTGGGATAGTGATAAAAAATCGATATTGCTTCCCATAAATCCGGAGTTGTTCGAAATATCCGGAACACAAAATAATCAATCAATATATGTGCATAACTTAGGAGAGATTAACCTGAAAGGAAAAAGA